CGTTGTAGTTGAGTTCTTTGACGTTTCGAAAGAATTCCCAGCCATACTCGGCTCTGCCGGCTCTTATCACGCAGTCGGCGATAATGCTCGTGTGAGGGGTGTTCGGATCAGAGGTCTTGCTGGCACAAAACTTTTCGAAAAGAAAGCGCCGCCTCTGCTTAATCGTGGTAAACTTGTGCGGGGTTGAAACAAGTTTGATCAAAGACCGCTCGGGATTTTGGATGCTGTTCACCTCGTCCTTGACGTAGATCGGCCCGGGCCCGTAAACCCTTCCAAGGAAGCAGAATGGGTCTTCCCGACCTACGCCTTTGTACTTTGGCTTATGTCCGTTCTGAAGAACGGCAGCATTGTAGGAATCAGCGCCAAGGTTGACACCGAAACTATCATCTCCCGAGACCCCTACACAAGTGCACAACCAATGCCACGCGTCTGGAATAGAGACACCCTCAAGGCGTTTGGCAGAATACATCAACAGTCCATTCTCATACGAGTTATGATCCGTTGTGTCAGGCATGCCCGAACCCTGGGCAAAACCTGTGATTACCTTCACACCTGTCTTGGATACAGTCATCATGCCGATGACGTGCTCGTGGCACTCCTGCACTTTTGCTTTGTCCTCACCCTCGAATTTCGCATCGAGCATCGCACCCCACAGGATACGTGACGCTAAGCCCTTGCGTCCGTCCATCCTGCTTAAATCCCCTTCGAACGCCGTGCCGTCCTCAGACCTCGCGCAAATGTCCCTAATCTTCGCCTCAATTTCGGGAATAGTATAGCCCACTATCACAAAAGGCAACGTCTTCATCATTTCCTTGATCGCATATATGTAACCCAAATAAGGAGCCTTGGTATGATCATGCTGTTGGCTCGTGATGAGCCGTGGCTCTGCTTTAATCTCCCCTGCCTCCCCTCCCTCATTTTCTTTCTTTGTGAAGACGTGACCCGGTCTGGGTCTGACATCCGCAAGGATTGAATCCCTCACGGACTTCCGTTTTGCCTCTGTGTCCTGCCTGAGCAAGACCTCTTCCAGCGGCACTGGCTTCAGATACTCCGCTCCCGTGATGGCAGTGTGATGCTGACATGTCAACTTGACATACTCGTGAATTATATCACGGAGTGCAAGACTAGGCGTGGAATCCGGTGGTGCGGAAATGTCCAACAACCTAGCATTGGTGGCAGCAATCTCATTGTCCATTGATAGCACTGGGGCCACGGGAACCTCAACAAGCGGCCGCATAAGCGGCGTGAGCGTGTTGGGAGAATCATAGGGGCAGCAGCCGTTGTTGCCTCTGTCGTAGAGGGTCAAATAAACCATGTCCTCAATCTGAACGTCATACAGGTCTTGAATCATCTCACAGATGGTTGCCCTCTGTGCATGAACCTGCTGATTGAATTGGACACGACAGTCAGACAATGCAAGCTTCTTCCGCGTTGTCATCTCGACAAAGTCGTGATGATTGAGCTCGTAATAGTCGTAGCTCCCAAGCACGG